CTCAAGACGCTTTGAAAGTTGACAAAGTAACCGGAAAGGGTTTAAGTACAAACGATTTCACGAATACTTTAAAAACAAAACTTGACGGAATACAAGACGGCGCAGAGGTTAACGTCAACGCTGACTGGAATGCAACCTCAGGCGACGCACAAATTTTAAACAAACCAACTATTCCGGCAGCTCAAGTTAATAGCGATTGGAATGCAACGAGTGGCGTTGCTCAAATATTAAACAAGCCAACTATTCCGGCAGCGGTTACAAATACGAGCGACTTAATAAACGACGGAGCGGACGGAGTTAATCCTTTTATAACTGCCTTAGATATTCCAACGACAAGCCAAGCGAGTACGTTAGTGCGTGAGGTTAAGAATATGACTGGCGCAACCTTAACAAAGGGCACTATCGTTTATATTAGTGGCGCAAATGGAAATAAAATTTTAGTTTCAAAAGCACAAGCAAGCTCAGAGAGTTTAAGCTCAAGGACTTTTGGATTATTACAATCAAACATTTTAAATAATGGAGTTGGAAATTGTGTTGTTATTGGAGACCTAAGTGGCTTAGATACTTCCTCATTTACGGAGGGCGCTCAATTATATTTGAGTCCGACAACGGCTGGAGCTTATACAACTACAAAGCCAAGCGCTCCGGATCATTTAGTTTATATAGGTAAAATTACAAGGTCGCATCCAACTCAAGGTCAAATTGAGGTGCAAATTCAAAATGGTTATGAATTACAAGAGTTGCACAATGTAGCAATTAACGGCGTTTCTAATAATCAATTATTATCTTACGATAGTTCGACATCACTTTGGAAAAATAAAAGCGTTACGACTGCCGATATTGCTGACTCAACCAATAAGCGTTATGTTACTGACGCTAACTTGACAACTATTGGCAATCAAAGCGGAACAAATACCGGAGACGAAACGGATGCGACAATAAAATCAAAACTTGGAATTACAACTTTGAGCGGAAGTAATACCGGAGATCAGGATTTGAGTGGCTTAGTTCTAAATACTCGCACAATTAACACCAAAGCGTTAAGCTCAGACGTTACTTTGACAACGGCTGACATCGCTGACTCAACTGACAAGCGTTATGTTACGGATGCTAATTTGACAACTATTGGCAATCAATCAGGAACGAACACCGGAGACAACGCAACCAATACTCAATATAGTGGTTTGGCTACGTCAAAACAAGACACGCTTGTAAGTGGCACGAATATAAAAACTATAAACGGAAACTCAGTTTTAGGAAGTGGCGATTTGACAATAAGTGGAGGAGCAACTGGAGGAATACACGCTCAAAAATTTATTGTTAGCGGTCAATATATTAATCAATATGTAGTTTATGGAACAGCTCCACTAACTGCCGCTGCCGTAGCGAATAGATTGTATTGTATGCCTTTTTTCCCAAATCAAACTTTTACAACTCAATCATTAAGTATTAACGTAACTACTTTATTTGCTGGAGGATTAGCGAAAGTTTTAATATTTTCTGATTTAAATGGTGTACCAAGTTCAAAGTTATATGAAAGTGCTGATTTTGATTGCTCAACAATAGGAAATAAAACAGCATCAGTTACATTTACATTTAATGCGGGAACAACATATTGGCTTGGGTTTATTGCAAATAATGGTACAAATTTATTTAGCTTTTTATCTCAAGGTGTTGTTTATGGTTTTGCTACATCAGGAAATTTTAGTGCAGCAACTCAGGGATTTATAGCATCAACATATAATTCAATCCCGTCAACTTTAGGAACTTTAGGTTATCAAGCGGGAAATATTCCAATGGTTTCAATTAGAAAAGCGTAATATTATGGCACAAATTAGAAATGAAATTTATGACGATAATGGACTTGTAAGAGTCGAATTTTTAGAAGTAGAAGACGAGAAAACGCCTGAGGAATTACTCAAAGAAAAGGAGGCGGAACTTTTACGAATTTACAACGAAATACAAAATATTAAAAATGAGCAGACAGCAATTTGACGTAATTTTAAATAAATTAATCTCTCGTAAATTATCGGTTTTCGTAATCGCTTGCGTTGGTTTATTTAATCAAACATTAACCTCGTCCGATTGGGTTGTTATTGCGACGGCTTATATTGGAATTGAGGGAGTCACTAACATAGTAGAGCGATTAAGAAAATGAGACAATATTTTTTAGACTTAAAACCCTCTTTATTGACTGGAACTTTTTACGCAATATCATTCGCAGACGTTGACGTTGCAATGAAAGTTTTTGCTTTTATATTAGCCTCAGGTTATACCTTGCGCCGTTGGTATTTAATGGAGAAATCAAAAAAAAATGAAGGACGAAATAACGATTGAGAGAATAAGCAAAGCGCATCCTAAAATTAAAAACGAATTGCTAAATTTGTATTTAGAATGCAATAAAAAACTTCCTAAAAATGTGAGACTTCGTTTTGCTTATGTTTTTAGAAGTCCGGAGGAGCAAAGAAAATTATTTTTACAAACGCCAAAAGTTACAAACGCTGACAGCTGGCAAAGCATTCATAATTACGGACTCGCTTTTGATATTGTTTTATTGTATGATAAAAATGGAGACGGAACTTTCGAGAGTGCGAGCTGGGCAAATGATAAAAATTGGCAATTTGTAGTTTCTTTTTTTAAGGCTGCCGGTTATGAGTGGGGAGGCGATTGGAAAAAATTTAAAGACGCTCCACATTTTCAAAAAGCCTTTGGTTATGATTGGAGAAAATTAAAAAATTTGATTGATAAAAAAATTACTATATTTGACAACGGAATTTTATATCCAAAAATATGAAAATAACTTATAAGGGGGAAATCGTTAGAGAATATTTGCTTAAATTTCCTCACGCATCCACGAACGCAATATCTCGTTTATTGGTTGCAGATTATCCGATTGATTTTAATAGTGTAGAGGCAGCTCGAGGAATTGTAAGAGCGCATCGTGGAGAGTTACAAAGAAGTGTAAAAGAAACAACGTCAGAAAGAACAGCAAAAGAAAGAAAACAATTTATGGAAAAAAATTTTGAGTTACCAGAATCGGACTACGAAAAGCAAAGCGAAGTAATCGTCCCAAACAAAAACATTTTATTTTTAACGGACATTCATTTTCCCTACCAAAACAACGACGCTCTTAAATTAGCGATTGATTACGGCAAAACTGAGAAAATTGATTGCGTTTATTTAAATGGAGATACTATTGATATGTATATGCTATCTCGATTTATTAAAGATAGACGATTGAGAAATATGGCTGACGAGTTAGAAATGACTAGAAATTTTTTAAAGAATTTACAAGACCACTTTCAAGCTCCGATTTATTATAAAATAGGAAATCACGAGGATCGTTGGCAAAACTTTTTAAAATTACAAGCGCCGGAGCTTTTAGGAATACCGGATTTTGAACTTTCCACAATTTTAAGATTTGGAGAGGCTGGCGTTCAAGAGGTAAAAAGTAAACAAATAGCAAAAGCCGGTAAATTACCACTACTTCACGGACACGAATTTTTCAGCGGTTTTGCGCCTCCGGTTAATCCAGCTCGAGGACTTTATATGAAAGCAAAAGAAAGCTCGATAATAGGACACCACCATAGAACGTCCGAACATACTGAGGTTTCCTTAAGTGGAAACGTAACGACAACGTGGAGCGTTGGTTGTTTATGTGGTTTACAGCCGGAATATATGCCTTTTAATAGTTGGAATAATGGCTTTGCTCATATTAGAGTGGAGAAGTCAGGCGATTACGAGGTTAATAATTTAAGAATAGTGCAAAATAAAATAAGATAATGAGATATATTTTAATTTTATTGCTTTTAGTTGGTTGCGGAACTCGTAAAGTAAACAAAAGCAATACCGAAACGACGACAAAAACGGAAGTAACTATCTCCGACACTACTAAAATAGTTACCAATACGAGCTACGATATTGACAAAGTCGTTAACGATTTTTATATTGAGCCGATTGATACGTGCAAAGCGATTGTAATTATCGACAATAACGGCAAAAAAACGTCCTATCTTAATGCTAAAATACGTCACAAACGTGAAACGAGCCGAAATAAGACAATAAAAAACGAAATAGTACAAAGTAGTCGTAAAGAAAATATTAAGTCAGTACAGCAAACCAAAACAAGCGTCAAAGAAGTACAAAGAAAAATCTCAATAATTACTCAATTTTGGTGGTTATGGTTATTATTATTGGCAATATTACTATATTATCTAAATAAGAGATTAAATTTATTCGCTTAACTGGAGACGTCACAGCCTTAAGCCAATCAAAGCCACTTTTATAAGTGGTTTTTTTATACCATTTTACGTATAATTACGAATAAATACGTATATGTTAAAGTTTTGTTAAAGTTTAATTTTAGTCCTTTAAATTAAAAATAGATTATATCTTTGCTCTATTATTAACAAACAAATATTTAAAATTATGAAATCAAAAAATTTTTATTACGGATTTTGCTTAATCGCAGCAAGTTATTTTTTAATTCAAATTATTTTAAGATATGGAAACTAAAAAATTAATCCACAAACACCGCAAACAAATTGCAATCTTAAAAATGATTGACAACGCTCAGCAAAAATTTGAGTCTCATATTGAATTGGTAAATTTAGGTTTACATTTAAATTACAATTTACAAAGAGCCAAAATAATGCTACAAATTGAAGAGAGATTATTAACTTATTATTATTCATTATGAAACTATTAGAAAGATTGAAACCGGAATATTTAGAAAAATTGGAAATTGTAAAAAAATATTATCCAACCTCAGCTCAAAAAATTATTAAGAGCTTAGAAAATAATCAAAGCGTCTTCGGATTAACTATTGACGAGGCAAGCTCAATTTGTACGTTTTTAGATACCGAAACGACATTAAACAATTTACTTAGCTTATTTAAAGAATAATGAATAAAAGAAACGCCGGACGCAAGTCAAAATTTAAAGAGGGAACTCAAACCAAAATAATTAAAAGGTTAATCCCAATAGAGTCAGAAAATGAAATCAAACAAACAATCGAAAAAATCTTAGAAAAATGGAAGAGAAACTAAAACAAATTAAAAAATTCGATAAATGGATGCGTAAAACAATCCAATCGATACACTACTCAAACAACGAAAAAATGTGTAACGCTTATCAAAAAATCAAATCATAATGGGAGCAAATTCAAAATTATTTTTAGAAAATTCAGAGCAATTTGTTACAATGTACGAGCCAACATTTACAAAAAAGGATGCAATCCTAACTGGTAAAAGAATGGTTGACAATGTAATCGAAAGCGGAGAGGTTGACAAACACCAATTTATGGCGAATATTTGCCGATTAAAAGAAGTAATTAATTCAGCCGACTCAGAGATGAGAAAGCATCTTCCGGAGGATAAAATAAAATGTTATGGCGTTGAGTTCGTTCCGACAAACGGAGGAGAAACTTTAAATTATTCAGACGATCCAATTTATTGCCAATTAAAAGCCGACCTCGACGCAAGGGTTGAGCTATTAAAGCTCGCACAAAAGCAAACAATAATCGACGCATACGGAAACGACGTTCCAAAAGTAGGAACGACACCTCGCAAAAATTCAATATCACTAAAATTTTAATATTATGAAACTAGGACAAAAAGTAAGATTAAAAGAAACGAGTATCTTCGCAATGGAAATTGATAGGCACAATCCAACCGACAAAGTTGGCGTAATTGTAGAAATCGGAAATGAATTGCAAAATCCAAAGAGGACAATCGGACTTCCGGTTGTCGTTGACTGGGGAAAATTTACAAATACTTATCGTTATTTAGATTTGGAGGAAGTTTATGAATAAGGCAAGCGAATTAACAAGGATCAAAAGAGTGCTAAATTTTTACTACAAACGAGGCGTAAACTCCGAGAGAGTGAATAATTTATATAGAAAAATTTTGTCAATTAAAAAGAATTATATAATTTAGCAATATCATAATAACCGATGCAAGGTTTGAGCATCTTAATTTCAGACCATAAATAAAATAAAATTATGAGTACAATTTCAAATCGCAAACAAGCGTTTGCACAACCACAAACAAATCCAGCTAAAAAATTTATTGAGTGGAAATCAAACGACAAAGGTTTCAGCTATTACGACAAAGAAACCAAAGAAAATGTCGCAATCCCTTTGCCTTTTAAATTTTTAGTCCTTGACGAATTGCACACCATAAAAGGGTGGAACGATGCAAGCTCAAGTCAAATCAATTCCAATGAGGTAAAATTTATCTCACGTGACGAAATGGTTGTCAAACCATTCAAAGGAAACGAAATCGCAAAAGGACTTTACAAAGACATTAAGGAGAAAATTAAGGCTGCCGGAGGTCATTACGTTAAGAGCGTATATTGTATGCTAGAAGACGGCTCAATTGCTAACTTACAACTTAAGGGCGCAGCGTGCCAATCTTACGGAGATTTTACAGCAAAGACTCGCTCACGCTTAACGGACGAGTGGGTTGTCGTTGACAAAGCTATCGACGGCAAAAAAGGAGCTGTTAAATATACAACGCCGGGCTTTGCGTTTGAGAAGTCGTTAAGTGACTCGGAGGCTGACTTAGCGGACGAGGCTTACAATGTATTGGAGGCTTATTTAAAGACGTATTTAGCAAAGGCTGAGCCAATCGATACAATCGCACCAATTGAAAGCGATGAGGTTATCGACGAGGACGATTTAGAATTTTAATAATTAGTTTGGTTAATAATGGAAATCGGAGGGCTTAAGTCCTCCTTTTTTTTGCTTAATAGTACACATTTTAAGCGTTTCCCTATACCCCCTTAGAAAATAAAATTTTAAAATGATGGGGGGGGGTACATTTTCCAAAAAAATGTGTTGAATGTGTACTATTAAAAAAAATATTAAAAAAAATTAGTTTATTAAAAATTAATTATTATCTTTGAAAAACAATTGGAGTGGTAGCCATTTATAACTTTTTACAAAGTCCCTATTACCACGCAACTACCACTGCTGGTAATGGGGACTATTTTTTTACACTATGATAGTATCAGTATTTAAAGACTTATATAAGTCAACCGACGTACCCTTTCACGTTCCAATTGAGAAAATAGTCAATAGGATTAAAAAAGGAACTTCAAAAGAGATTGTGGAACTAGTCAGAAACGGAGCAAAAGAAAATAAGACAAAACTTCCCTGTATAATTTTTGCCGGTATTTTTAATGAACGAAACTCATACTCATTACAACAGCATTCAGGATTAATGGTTGTCGATTTTGACAAATATCCTGACGTTGAAACGATGCTCGCTCAATTGGAAGTATTAAAACAAAATAAACATTTTTGTTTACTTTTTATATCTCCCTCAGGAATTGGAATAAAAGGAGTTATAAAAGTATCAAATGAATTGACAAAAGAAACTCATCCAAAAGTATTTAAAGAGTTTCAAAAACAATTTAATTTCGATTATTTTGATATTAGCAACTCAAATGTCGACCGAGTTTGTTTTGAGTCCTACGATCCGAACATTTATTTTAATCCTGAGGCAGAAATTTTTAATCCAATACTAAAAGAGGAGGGATTTAACGTTTCGGAACGAGTGCCACTTTTACCAGTTACCGACCAGGATAAAATTATTGCTAAGATAATGGAGTGGAATTGGCAAAAAGATTTTAGAGAGGGAGAGCGTAACGCTTTTATTTTTGACTTGGCTGGAGCGTTTTGCGAGTATGGTATATCTCAAGGCAATGCAGAGGGATATATTTTGAATAATGTAGTAATTGGAGACTTCTCAGAGACAGAGGCAAAAACTACAATAAAGTCCGCTTATAAAAAACGTAATTTTGATATAAAATACTTTGAGAATTATAATAAAATAGACTCTATAAAAGTAGATTTAAAGAAAGGTAAAAAGGAAGTAATTGAAAAATATGGTATAACGGAGGATACATTCAACGAAATAAATGAAGCATCCGAACACGAAGACTTTTGGCAATATGGCGAAAAAAATAAACTGAGAATTGATAATTTAAAGTACCGATTATTTTTAGAACGTAACGGCTTTAAAAAATATTTTCAGTCAGAGGCACAAAAGGCAACGTGGATTTATATAAGCTCTAATAAAGTAGTCGAAACCTCAGCCGAGAAAATAAAAGATTTCGTACTTAATTATTTAATGGATCGAGGAGAGATTGACGTTTGGAATTATTGTGCAAGTTATCAAAATATATTCTCAGAAAATTATTTATCAATGATTGAGAGCGTCGATTTAATGATGCTAAAAGACACTAAAACAAAATCTTATATTGCTTTTGAGAATGGTATTTTAGAAGTCACAAAAGACGCTATTAAATTGGTTGACTATATCGACGTTGACGGCTACGTTTGGAAGTCTCAAATTATACCGAGAGATTTTATTCAATCCGAAGACTTAGAGAATGAATATAAGACTTTTATAAATAATATTAGTAACAACGAGCCAATTGCTATCGAGTGCGTCGTTGGGTATCTTTTAAGCACTTATAAAAACAAAATGAATAATAAAGCTATAATCTTAAATGATGAAGTTATAAGCGAAAATCCGGAGGGTGGAACTGGGAAAGGATTATTCGTTCAAGGTTTAAAACAAATTAGAAAAATATCAATATTAGACGGAAAGTCTTTTGACGATAAAAAATCGTTTCCATATCAAACCGTCTCTCCAGAGACTCAAGTTTTAGTATTTGACGACGTCAAAAAGAATTTTGACTTTGAGAGTAAATTTAGTTTGGTAACGGAAGGAATGACTCTCGAGCGTAAAAACAAAGACGCTATTAAGTTAAAAGTTGAGGAGAGTCCTAAAATGGTTATCTCTACAAATTACGCAATCAAAGGAGAGGGAAATAGTCACGACCGCCGTAGATTTGAGATTGAGTTTGCACAATTTTACGGAAAGGCTTTGACACCTTACGACGAATTTAATCGACAACTATTTGACGACTGGGATGAGGACGATTATAAGCGCTTTGATAATTATATGGTTTATTGTTTACAATCTTATTTGAAATTGGGCTTAGTACCTCAGAACGCCAAAAATATTAAAATGCGTAAATTTATCGCTGAGACTTCAATGGAATTTTTAGAGTGGGTTAAGGATATTGAAAATGTACCTCACAATCAAAGACTCGAAAAATCTTTTTACTTTAATAATTTTACAACTGAATATCAGGATTATAAAAAATGGTTGACAAATAAGAAGTTTAATATTTGGGTACAAAAGTATTGCAATTTTATAGGTGCAAAATATATCGACGGAAATACTAACGGCATGCGTTGGTTTACAATCAAAACAAATAACGTTGAATTAGTCAAGGACGACGATATTGCTTTTTAATTATGAAACTAAGAGACTATCAAATTAAAATATCAGCTCAGGCGGCTGAGGTTTTAGATCACAAAAAAATCGTTTATTTGGCTATGGAAGTGAGAACGGGAAAAACTTTGACGGCTTTAAATACGGCAAAGTTATTCGGTGCTAAAAAAGTCTTATTTTTAACTAAGAAAAAAGCAATATCCTCAATTCAGTGGGATTACGACAATTTTGGTTTTGACTTTGATTTAACAATTATAAACGACGAGAGTTTACATTTAATCGACGGAAACTTTGATTTGATTATACACGATGAACACCACCGCTTTGGAGCTTATCCAAAGCCGAATAAAGTGGCTCAGCTATTCAAAAAGCGTTATTCTCATTTACCAATGATATTTTTGTCAGGAACGCCAACGCCGGAGAGTCATTCGCAATGGTTTAATCAATTTTGGGTTTCCAATTACTCTCCATTTAAACAATATACGAACTTTTATAAGTGGGCGGTTGATTATGTGGACGTAAAAGAAAAACGCTTAGGCTATGCTGTTATTAAAGATTACTCTCAAGCCAAAGAGTCGTTAATCAAAAGAGTCATTCAAAACTATTTAATCACTTTTACTCAAGCGCAAGCCGGTTTCACGACCTCAGTCAACGAAATGATTTTAGAATGCGAGATGCAACCGATAACCAATTTGATAATTAATAAGCTCAAAAAGAATTTAGTTGTTAAGAACACCGACGGCCAGGTCATTCTCGGAGATACCGGAGTGAAATTGATGCAGAAAATACACCAACTAAGCTCCGGGACTTGCAAATTTGAGGACGGAACGTCAAAAGTAATTGATAAGAATAAGGCATTATTTATACATAACAAATTTAAAGGTATAAAAATTGCAATTTTTTACGTCTTCAAAGAGGAATATAACGCTTTACTCTCAGTTTTTGGCGTCGAGAACTTGACAAATGACGTTGAGGAGTTTGACAATACCGATAAAAATATCGCTTTACAAATCGTTTCCGGACGTGAGGGAATAAGTTTAAAGAATGCCAAATACTTAGTCTATTATAATATTGCTTTTAGTGCGACAAGTTACTGGCAAAGCCGAGATAGATTGACGACAATGCAACGAAAATCAAATGAGGTCTTTTGGATATTTAGCAAAGGAGGGATCGAACTTGACATTTACAAAGCCGTATTAAAGAAAAAAGATTATACACTTAAAATCTTCAAAGAAAATGAACGAAAATAAACATAAATTTCCGTACAATTGGAATTTAAAAGACGCTAAATTTACAAAAGACAAAGGCAAAGTATTTAGTTGTTTTGCTTGTGGAGGAGGATCAACAATGGGCTATAAATTAGCTGGGTTTGACGTTATAGGTCATAATGATATTGATAAAAAAATGATTGAGGTTTATAAAGAAAATCACAATCCAAAATATTCATTTTTAGAGTCGATTACTACTTTTGCAAAGCGTAAAGATTTGCCGAAAGATTTATATAATTTAGATATATTAGACGGCTCTCCTCCTTGTAGTTCGTTTTCAATGGCTGGAAATAGAGAAAAGGACTGGGGCAAAGAAAAGGTATTTAGAGAGGGACAGGCTGAGCAAGTTTTAGATACTTTATTTTTTGATTTTATTGACTTAGCAAAAGAATTACAACCCAAAGTGGTAGTTGCTGAAAATGTAAAAGGATTATTAATGGGCGAGGCTAAGGCTTACGTTCGTAAAATTTATGAGGAGTTTGACAAAGCTGGATATTATTGTCAACATTTTTTATTAGATGCCTCAAAAATGGGCGTACCACAAAGGAGAGAGAGAGTCTTTTTTATATGTTTACGCAAAGACTTAGCAGGTCAATTTTTATCTTTTGCCGATATGTTTACAGAGTTACCGACTATTGAAATGAATTTTAATGAGATTGAAATTCCTTTTAGGGAAATTTATCAAAAAAATAATAATGAGAGATTATTAACTGGCAAGGCTTTAGAATTATGGAATGATAGAATTGAAACCGATATAGATTTAGACAATGTTTCAACTAGAAACGGAAGGCCAAATTTTATGTTTAATCATAAATTTTTAAAATTAAATAAAGTTTGCAATACAATTACTTCAAGTGATAATTGCTGTCTTTATGAAGAGCCTAGATATAGAAGTAAAAAAGAATTATGTAATAGTGGAAGTTATCCTTTAGATTATAATTTTTTAAATTTAAAATGTGATTATCTTATTGGAATGTCAGTTCCTCCAATTATGACAGCTCAAATCGCCTCAAATATATATGAGCAATGGCTAAGTAAAATAAATTAAAAATAATTTGGATATATTAAAATAAAATTATTATATTTGTACAACCGCCAAAGTAAAGTATTTAATATCCCTTTTCTTTTGCGCTTGGCGGTAGCAATCGAGGAGGGTTTATTTTTTATATTATGAGTAAAGAATTTTTTGAGACAACTACAAATCCATACGTCAAAAAACCAAAGCAATATGAAATCGGTATCGATACTTTTGAGCGTGCTGAGGCGAATTTAAGTAAGGAGGAAATCTTAGCTATTTGCAAATTTAATATTGACAAATACAACTGGAGAAAAAAGGATCAAGACAAAGACGACTTTAAAAAGATTATTGATTATGCCAATTGGGCGATAAAAAATTTATAATGTCTAATTTAAAAAAAGCTCCTATTTATGACTGGACTAATTATATAATCGGTTACGAATGTAAAATCAAAGATATTAAAATAATGGTTTGCGAAAAAAGTCAAGCCGATATTATAATTTCAAAAAATCATTATTCTAAAAAGCCGACAAAAAATAGTTTTTTAAATTTTTTAGTTTATTGGAAAGGAGAAATACACGGAGCTTTACAATTGGGTTATGGAATAAGACCAAAAATAAAAGGTATTTATAATTCGGATGAAGTTAGGGAGTTTGATAGGATGTGGCTAAGTGATGAAATGCCGAAATTTTCTGAGACTATTACTTTGTCGTTGTTACATAATTTTTTAAAAAAATGTTATCCTAAATTAAAGGCATTAATATCTTATTCAGATACCAGCGTTGGAAATAATGGCACAATTTACAAAGCTGCAAATTATAAATTAATTGACGATATAAAATCAGATTTTTATATTTTAGAAAATGGAGAGAGAATTCATCCGGTTACAATGTGGCATAGACATAAAACTCGAAAATGGCAATTGATGCAACAAATTTATCCAAATATTAAAAAAGCAGAGGGAAGACAATTGAAATTTATTTATATTTTAAAATAATGGACTATCTAATTGTAAAGAATAATAAAATAGGTATACACTTATTGCCTCAAGTCGGAACGGTTGGGCGTGAGTTCCGAATGATTGGAACGGCTAAAAATTTAGAGATGCCGGAGAAGTGGAGCAACGAAAAAAAAGCCTTTTGCTCTCATTACATTTATACATTTAAGTATTTAGACAATGGAGAATTTTTTGAGTTGGAGTTTGACTATAATGATAATTTTGTTAGGAAGTTATGAAATTAATTGCAGCAATTTTAGTATATGAGTTTATAAGACCAAAAATAGTTTGGTTATGGTATTTTTTAATTAAAATAGGCTCAAAATGAAAGGTAAAAAATATATTCCAAAGGACGACGACTTAATCGAGATCATTCAATTTGTCACCTGGTTGCGTTTGGAATGCGATTTTAATTCAATATACCTTTGGGATTACAAAGGTCAAAATTTAACAATTGAGGAATTATTAATTATTTACAGAAAATTAAATGGAAAATAGAGATAAAATAATTATTGAAGTTATGGCCTGGATCTCAGTTATCACTTTGGCCGTTGCTTTTATTTTAGTAATGACAAAATAATGACAGAGCAGCAAATACAAACTAAGATAAAAAAGAAACTCCAGGCGCAAGGGTATTTTGTAACCAAGTTAATAAAGACCTCAACAAATGGCATTCCCGATCTCTTAGCTATCAAAGACGGCCAGGCGACGTTTATCGAAGTAAAAAGAGAAAATGGTATATTGTCACCTCTACAGGAATTGAGGCTATCAGAGCTTAAAAAACACGGTTGTTTTGTATATGTTTGGAGTGATTGGAATGTTGAATTTAAAACAAAAACAATCTAAATTTGTTACAAAACCAATTTTTGTAGTTATATCAATATAATTAGTATATTTGTCAAATGATAAAACCGTACACAATATCGACTCAAATGTGGTTGGAACAGGAAGACGACAATCTCGGACTCAATGGATTGTTTGTCGATTTTAGAGTCAACGTCGATAGTATCGACGGATATTGGGTTGAGTCTCCGGAGGAAATTGTGTTAATTATTCGAGGTACGGCATATTATATTGAAAATGAAACTCACGTATTGCATTTTTTAAGTGAGTATTTTAATCCGATGAGGCTTTGATAATTCACGAACTCGCTAAAAAGGACGCTCAGTGGCGTAAAATGGCTTTTCAAATTTGCAAGAGCAAGGACTTAGCGGACGAGTTGGTTCAAAATATGTATATTAAATTATCAGAGAGGACTATTCCGGTCACTGACGGATATATTTTTGTAACTTTGAGGTCATTATTTTATGACTCTCTTAAAAATAACGATATTTTAATCGACGATTTTAGTAATTTTGAAGTCGAAGATGAGGAATATTGTGAGGGAATTGATTATTCAGAGCTATCAAAAGACTTAACCTGGTACGAGAGAACGATGTTTGAACAATCAACGCTCTTAGGTCAACGAGAACTCTCAAGACAAACCGGCATTCACATTCAAACTATACACCGGATTAATAAAATGGTAAAAAATAAATTAAATGGCAAAAAGAAGAACTAAAAAAGAAATTCAGGGACTTGGCGATGTGGTTGCAGCTGTAACCTCAGCCGTAGGAATTGAGCCGTGTCAAGGATGCGAGGAGAGACGATTTGGACTTAACCGATTATTTAACTTTAAAAAGGTAAAATCGGAAATGACAGCAATCGACAAAGAACATTTTAGAATATTTTTAGACGTAAAAGGTCAAAGAGTAATCGACGGAAAGCGTACCGAGTTAAATTTTGAGGATGCTGAATTTTTAAACGGACTTTATTCTTATTATTTTGGTATCGATAACTCAAATTGCTCAAGTTGCTCAAAAGTACACGAGGCAATAATCAAAGATTTATATAAATTATATAATTTTAAATAAAAATACTGGCTTTAGAAAGTAAAGAAAACTAAAGGGAGTTTAAACCTACTTTACAAGGTTGTGAAACGGGAGCAAAACTAAGGAGTCATATTTTGCAAGTTAGTAAGTTAGGAGGGAAAGGCTAACATTTTTTTTTAAAATATAATTATGAAAATAACTAAAAAACAACAGCAAGCCGAATTTTACGAATTTTTGGACGCTATAATCGAAAACGCACCAGCAGACCTATCAGCGAACGAAATTTGGATGCCGAGCAACTTATATAAGTTATTAAAAAAGAAGTCTCACAACGGCTTTAAATTGTTTACGTCGGAGTTTTTGACAAATAACGAGGTTATTTTAGGTAAATATCAAATTCAATAAATTATTGTAAGATATGGAAAGTAGTAGAGACGAAAACGGAAGACTTAAAAAAGGTCACGGAGGATTAAAACCGAAAGGCGCAGAGACTAAATTGATATCTGAGGCGAGAGCTTTATTCGTTCAAACGTTGGAGGCTCAAGTGCCAAACATACACCAAGCCTTTGCCGATGTCTTAGACAAAGATCCATATAAATATTTGGAACTATTCGCAAAGTACGCTCAATATTTCGTGCCTAAAAAAGTGGAAACGGAAATGAATTTAAATATAGAAAAACCGATTTTTAATTCACTCGATTTGGATGTTCCAGAAAACGACGGCTCAGAGTAAAATCGCCAAATTAAGAAAACGAGTTAGGATTGTGCAAGGTGGGACGAGTAGTTCCAAAACGTTTTCGATATTGCCTTTGCTTATTACTTACGCTATTCAAAATCCCTTTTCAGAGATTTCAATAGTTAGTGAGTCAATCCCTCATTTGAAACGTGGAGCTTTAAAAGACTTCCAAAAAATAATGCTCCTAACTGACAACTATCGAGATGCTAATTTCAACCGGTCGTCACTTAAATATACATTCTCAAATAATTCTTATATTGAATTTTTTAGCGTCGACCAACCTGACAAATTACGAGGAGCGAGACGTGATATTCTATTCGTAAACGAGTGCAATAATATCGACTTTGAAAGTTACCAGCAATTAGCCGTCCGTACTAAAAAATTCATATACCTTGACTACAATCCAACAAATGAATTTTGGGTACAAACGGAACTCTTAAACGATGCCGACTCTGACTTTGTTATTTTGACGTACAAAGATAACGAGGCTCTCGATCCGGCAATTGTCAAAGAGATTGAGAAAGCAAAAGACAAAGCGTCAACCTCAACTTATTGGGCGAATTGGTGGAACGTTTACGGACTCGGTCAACTCGGCTCACTTGAGGGAGTGATATTTCAAAATTGGGAGACAATCGACACAATACCGCCTGAGGCAAAATTCTTAGGGAGTGGACTTGACTTTGGTTATTCAAACGATCCAACGGCTCACGTTGGAGTTTATGATTACAACGGCAAAATAATCGTTGACGAAATGATTTATTCAACCTCACTTTTGAACTCAGATATAATTCGACTAATGAAACAGGAACGCACCGCTCCAATTTGGGCTGACTCAGCCGAACCAAAGTCAATAGAGGAGATAAGACGAGCCGGGTTTAATATTAAGCCGGTTGTCAAAGGAGCTGACTCAATCAATTATGGTATCTCGGTATTACAACAAAAGGAAATCTTAGTCACAAAGTCAAGCACCAATTTAATTAAGGAGCTACGCAATTATAGCTGGGATGTTGACAAAACCGGCAAAAAATTAAACCGACCTATCGACGAATTTAACCACGCAATCGACGCTTTGAGATACTTCGCAATGATGAGTCTCGCAATAAACAAATCGAGACGAGTTATAATTACATAAAAAAAATAAACAAAACGACTTTTTTTAGTTATATATATATGAGAGTAGTAATTCCAACGGATTTAAAGGAGATTAAATTGTCTCAGTATTTGAGATATTTAAAAGTAGTAAAAGACAACCAGGACGATGAGACTTTTGTTTGCATTCAAATGGTTGCGATATTTTGTAACTTGAGCGTGGCTGACGTTATGAAAATACCGGTTAACGACTTCGCTGAAATCGTTGAGCAATTGGCTAAGGTATTGGATCAAAAACCTCAGCTCGTTAGGACGTTTAAAATGAACGGAGTGCATTATGGATTTATTCCGAACTTAGACAAAATGACTATCGGAGAACACGCAACGATTGACACATTACTCGGAGATCAGGATAATTTGGCGCTATTGATGTCAGTATTATATCGTCCAATTACAAAGTCAGCGATGCCGTTTTATCAAATTGAGGATTACGACGGAGACGAGAGCAAAGCCGATTTATTTAACGACGTAAGAATGGACGTTGTTACTGGCTCTATTCTTTTTTTTTGGAATTTAAGCAAGGAATTATTGAGCAATATCCTATCGCATTTGGAGAGCAAGGCGATGAGGGAGGGGAAATTTCTCGAGGAGGTTTCAACGAGCGCTGGGGTTGGTATCAATCTTTTGTTAGACTTTCAAGAGAGCTTAGAATTAAGCCTCGAGACGTTGGAAACGAGCCTCTTCACGAGTCACTCACGTTATTATCTTACTTAATCGACGAAAGCAAAGAGGAGGCAAAACAAATTAAAAATCACTTTAAAAAATGAGAGCATTTTATCAGGCAATAGATTACATTAAGAGTACGTTGGAGAGCGCACCTCTTTTAAATACAATTACTCACGGCACTGACATAATCGACAATGTTAAAAAAAATATATTTCCGCTCGCTCATATTAATATACTCAGCTCTTCAATTAATAATGGAGTTGTCAATTTTACTTTCGAGGTGGCTGTTGTCGATATTCGTAATATGTCAAAGATAAATGTAAAAGATAAATTCTTAGGGAACGACAACGAGCTTGACAACCTCAACACTTGCCACGCAATCCTCAATTATATGATTACGAAAATGCGATTGCAACGTAATGAGTTTGATATTGAATTACAAAACGATCCGAGTTTGCAACCGATACTTTTAGCGTTTACGAATGCCTTAGACGGCTGGAAGTGTGATATTGAAATTAGCGTACCGAATAACGATTTTGGAGTTTGTTGCAATGGAGATTAAAAACGTACAGCAAGCGCTCAACGAGTTCGGTCAATCGGTTGTCGAAAGAGCGAGGCAAAATCTAAAAGTCGGAGGACGTTACGGAACGCATAACGCATCCGGCCAATTGTCGAAGTCTTTAGAGTACAAAGCCAAAGAGAATAAAAACTCAATCGAGTTTGATTTTTATGCTGAGGATTATTGGGCGCAATTAGATTACGGAACGAAAGGAAGTGAGTCAAGTGCAAAAGCTCCAAATTCTCCGTACAAAGCAAACGCCTCAAGGAGTGCAATTGATAAGTGGGTTATTCGCAAAGGCATTCAAGGAGTGCGAGGCGCTGGAGGTCAATTTACAAATCGTAAATTAATGGTTACCTCGATAACAAACTCGATAAATAGGACGGGAACATACGAGACGAGATTTTTTAGGAATGCGTTTGACAATGAGTACAAAGATTTTGACAATAATATAGCTGAAAAGTACGGCTTGGATTTGGAGTCGTTTTTAGAATTTACATTAAAAGATATTAAATAAATGAAAGTAGTTAAAGTAAGAAGTCCGTTTGTAATTGAAGTCACTGAGGCTGGGCAAATTGGCTCTAAAATAGAGTTATTTATTTGGAGACAAGGCGAAGTCCCTCCAATCTCTCCGAGATACACCTTGAGCAAGCCGTCGCCTGATCCAACAAACGTATCAAATTATTATAATATATCAAATTTCGTTAAGGAATTTATCGATAATATTGCGCCAAATTATCCAAATTATATCGGTTGGGATTATAACGAAAATTTTGCTTTATTTAAAGTCAAAAGATATTGGAATAACGCCGGTACTTACGAATTAATTGATACGACTGACTACGTTGGGGTAAATGGTTTCACTCAATATATGGACGGATTACAAACTGCTGTTAATAGTAGAGTAGATTTATTATTTAATTCAGACATAAAAAATAACTATCAAATACAAAATACTTATCCTACAAATACAATTCAATATTTAAATATATTGGTTGACTTTCAAAGTTTGGGCGACGTTTTAAATGTAACTTATGACCGCATTGACGGAGTAAGTTATCCGACGTCAATCAATCAGGATAATTTGATTGGAGTTTATTTATATCGCATTCCGATTTCGTTAGTCAAAATTGACAACGCTTATGTAAATGGTTGTAGCGTTACAATCACGTTATTTCCTGACGGAGCGTCTCCAATTACATTTGATCCATTTTATACCTATCCAATTTGCGAGCCAAAATATACGCCGGTATTAATTGACTTTATAAATAGAGAGGGAGGCTGGCAGACTTTGACTTTTTACAAAGCTCAAACCAATAATTTAAGCGTCAAAAATAGTGATTATAAATTGAGTCCGGATAACGTAAATTATACAGCGTTAAGAGGTCAAAATAAGTCCTTTAATTTTGTAGGAACTCAAACGATAAAAGTTAATTCCGGTTGGATTGACGAAAGTTATAACGAACTAATTACTGACTTACTTTTAAGCGAGACCGTTTTGTTGGATCGTAAGCCGGTAATTGTAAAAACTCAAGGCACTGAGCTAAAAACTAAATTAAAAAATAGATTGATTAACTACGAGATTGATTTTGAATATAGTTATAATTTAATTAACGACGCTATTTAAATGGATTTAACGCTAGCCTTATTTTTAAAAGACAATACAACCGGTAAATTTCAAAGGACGGATTTATTTAACGACGAGACAATTTCAATAACTCAAGTTATCCAAGACGTTCAAGACATTTCCAAAGTATTTACCGACTTTTCTAAGTCGTTCTCAATTCCAGCAACCTCAGAAAATAATCGTTTATTTAAACACTATTATAATTACGATATTGAGGGAGGCTTTGATGCGAGAGTAAGAATTGACGGCTATATTGAAATTGACTCAAACCGATTTAATAGTGGTAAAATCAAACTCGAGGGCGTTGACTTGCAAAATAATCAGCCTTACGCTTATAGAATTACTTACTACGGAGATACGATAAAGCTCAACGACTTAATCGGAGAGGATAAATTGAACGCTTTGCCTTTGTCGGCTTATAATAAAATTTATAATGCAGATGAGGTATTGACTTATTTTCAAGAAGATCCGACAATTGAAGACGTGATAGTTCCTTTTATCTCTCACACAAATAGGTATTATTACGATAGTTCAACCGGACATTCTGAGGACGATAGAAATTTATTTTATCAATCAGGCTCAACTCACAATCACGGACTTTTGTGGAGCGAGTTAAAATATGCTATTCGAATTGATAAAATAATCAGAGCAATCGAGAGTCAATACGGATTAACTTTTAGTAATGATTTTTTTAATAATTCAAATATGGATTATTATCAATTATTTATGTGGTTGCACCGAAGTAAAGGAAACGTTCAAGGAGTTGACTCAAATATTTTACCTCCGGAGTTAATCGATACGTGGACGGGAACTGGAGTCGATAGTTATTTTGAGAACTCGACAATTTTGCACGTAACTCAAGATTATACAGCTGGGAATTCTTATATTCAAACTACGACAACCTCAACTGACGATTATAGAATAAGTGTATTTAGAAACGGAGTTTTATATTTTCAAAGTAATACTTTGAACGGAAACGCTTATTTAGATTTAGGAATTATTGATGTTGCAAATTATACATTTTTTATTCAATCTCAGGTAATTATTACAATGGACTTAATCGATTTAAATTTACCTCGTTTTGATTTCCCTGACAATCCGACAAGTGTAGTTTTTGACGTTTATACAGCACCAGCTTTTAATACTATAAATGATTTTATTTTCGATATTGCTCAGCAAATCCCTGAGTTAAAAGTTTTGGATTTTTTAACCGGACTTTTTAAAATGTTTAATTTGACCGCTTACGTTGAGAATAATATAATAGTAGTAAAGACATTAAACGACTTTTATAGTACTGGAAACGTACATAATATTACTAAATATATTAAAGTAGATAGTAAAAGCGTTAACGTGGCTCTACCATTTAAACAAGTTGAGTTTGGTTATGAAGACACAAAGACACTTTTAGCTTTAAAACATAGCCAGCAATTCAATTACGACTGGGCAAAAGAGATTTATAATGAGTTACCGGAAATTGAGGGAGGCGTTTATAAAGTAACTCTTCCGTTTTCTCATATGAAATTCGAGAGATTGTACAATATTTTTGACAATGGCGTTACGGATATTCAGTGGGGTTATTCAGCAAACGACAATTTTAACGCTGCTACTGGTAACTACGAGTCGTCACTTAATAAACCGCTTTTATTTTATCCTATTTATAATGATAATGTGGCGTTTTCGTTTAAAAAAACAACATCAACTCATCAAGAGATTAGTAAATATATTTTGCCGTCAAACTCGGTTTATTTAGATCCAACAACCGGGACTTCAAATATAAATTTCAAAGCTGAATTAAACGAATGGACTGCAACTAACGATTTTACCGATACATTATTTTTTAAATATTATCAGGATTATATTATGCAAGTTTTTAATCCTAAAAATAGACTAACGAAAATCAAAGCAATTTTGCCAATTAGTATTTTTATGAATTTAAAGCTAAATGATAGGTTTAAAATTGTGGATCGTCTTTTTAGAATTAATAAAATAACTACTAACTTAACAAATGGAGAGAGCGACATTGAGCTTTTAAATGAATTATGATAACAAATATTTTGCAAATGCTCAAACACGCTGAGCAATACGAACACAATGAAATTATCGCAACCGCTAAGGGAAAATTTGAACTTAAAAAAAACTATTTACAACAATTTAAAGACTTATTAAAATGGCGATTGAGAAAGTAATTGATATAAAAATTGAAAGCAACGCAGACGAAAGGGTTGGAAGTTTACGCTCACAATTAAGGGAGGCTCAGGCTGACGTTGCTGCATTATCCGAAAAATTTGGAGTTACTTCAAAAGAGGCAATTGAGGCTGCTAAAAGAGCCGGTCAATTAAAGGATCAAATTGCAGACGCAAGAGCCTTAACGGATGCCTTTAATCCGGACGCTAAATTTAAGGCGTTGAGTTCGTCTTTGGCTGGAGTTGCTGGAGGATTTGCAGCGGTACAAGGAGCGCAATCATTATTCGGAGCGCAATCAAAAGAGGTTGAGCAAACACTTTTAAAAGTTCAAGCTGCAATGGCTTTGTCTCAAGGCTTGCAAACTATCGGAGAAAGTATTGACTCATTTAAGCAATTGAGCGCCGTTGCAAAATCATATACAATAGTTCAAAAAATAGTCACAGCCGGTCAGTGGCTTTGGAATGCTGCAATCGCAGCCAATCCAATCGGAGCAATTATTGCCGGAATTGTGGCTTTGATTGCTGCTGGAGTTGCGTTGGTAAATTATTTTAAGTCAAGCTCAGACGCAGCCGCTAAAAATACGGCATCCGTAAAAGATAATGAGAAAGCAATAAAAAGTCAATCTCAAACACTAGACAAAAACTCGGCTGAATTACAAAGAAAGCAAGGTCACGAGCTTGCAATGGCGAAAGCATCCGGAGCGAGTGCGTCAGCTATTAGAGCGTTGGAGTTAAAATTGATTGACGAAAAAATCGCTTACGAGAAGTCAGCCAAAGCCGTAGCGATGAACACCTACGAAAAAAATAAAAACTATTTAATGTCTTTGAAAGCGTCCGGAGCTGACGAGGATTTAATTAAAAAACAAACGGAGGTCGTTAATGAGTCGGTTAAGCAAGTTAATAAGCAAAGCGAAAATTTAAAAAAGGCTTACGATGAGCGCAAGGATATTCAATTGAGACACCAAGTTGAAATTCGACAAGCCGAAACTAATCATCAAAAAGAAGTTGAAAACAAAGCAAAAGAACATAGTCAAAAACTAAAAGACGATGCCGAAAGAGCAAGAAAAAAAGCGATTGAGGATAAAAAGAAAAGAGACGAAGAGGATATCAAAGCTATTCAAGAATTAAATAAAAGTCAAGCCGACGCAGAAAAAAGAAGACAAGACGACGCTCAAAAGATTTTGGAAGATTTGGCTAAAAGTCAAGAGACACCAGCTCAAAAATTAGAGAGAGAATTTCAAGAGAAAAAAGCAATTTTAGAGGCAGCCAATCAAAGTACATTTGAACTTGAAATGCAACATATTTCCGATATGGAAAATTTGGATGCGGAACAAAAACAAAAACAACTTGACAAAGAGAAAGCAACAGCTGACGCAAAAGTTAAAATCGCTCAAGCTGAGGCAAAGGCTAAAATGGATGCCTTAGACTCTTACGGGAGCGCCTTAGGAAGTATTGCCGGAATGTTAGGAGAGTCAACAACTGCTGGAAAGGCTGCTGCCGTAGCAAGTGCGACAATTTCAACATATAGCGCAGCAAATAAGGCTTACGAGTCTCAGTTAGCAATTCCAACACCGGACGCACCAATTAGAGCGACAATCGCTGCCGGTATAGCAATCGCCGGAGGATTGTTAAACGTTCAAAAAATATTAGCCGTTAAAACGCCTGGAGGTGGTGGAGGTGGTGGAACAGCACCGAGCGGAGGTAACTCAATGACTGCTCCGAGTTTCAACACGGTTGGCTCAAGCTCGACAAACCAACTCGCTCAATCAATAGGAAGTCAAGCTCAAACGCCAATAAGAAGTTATGTCGTAGCGTCAGACGTAAGCACTGCTCAGGCTCTCGATAGGAATATTATTAAGAATGCAACGATAGGAGGATAAAAAAATTAATGTAAAAAGTTTATAACAAAACAATAAAAAAAAGTTATAGTATTATGGAGACTTATAAAGTTTTATTTAACGAAGAGGAAAACGAGGGAGTTTATGCAATCTCGTTAGTTAGTGATCCGGCAATCGAAGTGCAATTTGTAACCTTGTCAAAACAAAAGGAAATCAAACTTGCAACGATTAACAAGGAGCAAAGAATTTTATTGGGTGCGGTATTAATACCAAACCAACCAATTTATAGAGTACAAGACGGACACGAATTTAATATCGTTTTCCCAAAAGAAACAATTAAACAAGTTCAACACAATTTTAGTCAACAAGGTTATCAAAATAATTCAACGATTGAACACTCAGGAAAGCAAATTGAAAACGTTACTTTTGTTGAGACTTGGATTAAAGAGGATGAGCTGCACGATAAGTCCGTAATGTACGGATTTAATGAGCCAATTGGAACGTGGTACGCTGCAATGAAAGTCAATAACGACGAGATTTGGAACGATTACATTAAGACTGGCAAAGTCAAAGGATTTTCGATTGACGGAGTCTTTGATATGGAGAAAGTAAATTTAAAATCAGAAATCAATATGAATTTAGAAACTATCGTAAATGCGATAAAAGAGGGTTTCGCATCGGTAAAATTATCGAGCGAGGCTGAGCAAGTTGAAGTTGTTATTGCAATGGCTACAATGATGCTAAAAGATGGTGTTACCATTTTAGAGGCTGAGGCTTTTGAGCCTGAGCAAGCGGTTTTTATCGTTGCTGAAAATGGCGACAAAGTTCCAGCTCCAGTTGGAGAACACGAACTTGAAGACGGACGAATTTTAGTAATTACTCAAGAGGGTATTATTGCTGAAATTAAAGAAGTAATGGCTGAGGAAGTTGAAACGCCTGAGGCTGAAATTGAAGTTGAGGTTGCAATGACTACTGAGGAAATGATAAAAGCTATCGTTACCAATATGAGCGTTGAGGTTTCAAAACAAATTGAGGCAATCAAAACTGAGTTAAGCGCTCAAATTGCTGAGGTTAAAACTACTCAAGTTGAAGTGAAAGCGTCAACAAAAGCAAAGCCGGAAGTTGCTGAAACTTCAAACAAAAATGTGAAATTAACAAGATCACAAAAAATATTAAATAACTTAAAAAATTAAATTAAAAAAAGATGCCAACAACAACAACTGTATCATCAAATTATAACGGCACGGCTGCCGGTATGATTATCGGTCAAGCGTTCAAAACGATTGACACTATTGAAAAAAACGCGGTAACTATCGCTGAGAATGTAAACTTTAAATTGTCTTTACGTAAAATCGCTTACACTGACGGAACAACTGCTTACACTTGCGGATTTGCGCCAGCTGGTACTATCGTATTAAACGAAAATACTATCGAGCCTTTCAAATTCAAAAATGACTTTGACGTTTGTAAAGAAGATTTTCGTCAAACTTGGAGCGACGGAATTATGGGAGCTGGAGCTGCTAACGGAACAGCACCGAGCGACATTATGGACGCAATCCAAGCTGAGGTTTTAGGAGCTATCGGAGAAAAATTGGAAACTGACATTTGGCAGTCTTCAACAAACTTCGACGGATTCTTAACTTTATTCGCTGACGATGCTGACGTTAACAAGCCAACTGCTGACGCTGCTGTTACTGAGGCTAACGTATTGACTAAATATTTGAAACCAGCTTTAAACGCTGTACCGGTTGCATTAAGAAATAAAGAGTTAATCGTTGCGGTTTCTCCGGACGTTGCTCAGGCTTACGCTTTCTATTTATCTACTCAAGGTATTGTTTACGGAAACGGAAACTCTGACTTCCCACTTTCATTCGGTCGTCACGCTTTAGTAGTATTAAACGGATTGCCTTCAAACTCTGTTGTTATCTATGAGCGTAAAAACTTAGTTTTCGCTACTGGATTAACTGCTGACTACAACCAAGTTGCACTTGTTGACGAAGACGAAATCGGTTTATTAACTGGTAAAGTTAGAGGTAAGGTAGTTTACGCTGTAGGTGTTGGATACTACAACGCTGAGGAAATCGTTTGGTTATCTTTAGACTAATTAATTAACATAAATACCGCTCATTAACTTGGGCGGTTTTTAATAAAAAAATAAAAAATATATGTCTTGTTTAATATCAAAAGGTAAACTTTTAGGATGCAAGGATCAAAGAGGAGGTTACAAAAATCTATACTTCGCTAATTACGACGATTATGGTTTTATTATCTCTGGTCACCAAGTTACTGACTTGGGAACTTTGCCGGAAGTTTTTAAATACGAAGTAAAAGCGACAACCAATACGTTGACTGAAACTGGAACAAGCTCACAAGATAACGGAACATTTTTAAACGCTCAAGCTTTAGCGGTTACACTTCCAAAATTGTCAGCTGACTTACAAGGTCAAATTCAATTGATTTGCGCATCTCGTCCTTACGTTTTCGTAGAGGATTATAACGGAAATATTCTTTTAGTTGGTGCAGCTAACGGAACAATGTCAAACTGCACAAAAGTAACCGGAGGAGCTGGAGCTGATTTATCAGGTTTCACTTTAACGATTAATGCTGAAGAGAGCAATTTAAGTCCATTTTTGGACACTGCAACGAAAGCCGATTTAATGGCTTTAGTTAGCAACGTGGTTGTTTCCTAATTTTCTTTCATAGTTTGTTTAAAAAAAAGTCACTTCGGTGGCTTTTTTTGTTACAAAACACTATTTTATAGTTATATATATATGTGGATATTTAATTTAACAGCGCCCTATCAATTCAAATGCATTCCTCGTAATTATAACGGAGGCGAATTGACGTTTTATTTAAGGGATGAGCTAAGAGATACAACGATTGAGATTGAAATTTTAGGCACATTTTACCAAAATAATGTGTTAATATTAGATTTTGAAGAGCCAATTTTAAAGGAGGGGCAAAGTTTCGAGATTACAATCAATGAAAATGACAACTTAATATATAGAGGCAAGGCGTTCGCAACGGCTCAAACTGACCTTGAAAATTTTGAACTTAACAAAGGAGTTCTAAAAGTATAAATTTATGGAGAAATTACAAATTATAAACCTTTCAAATTACATTCGCCCTGAGATTAAGGAGGTAAGCGGTAAAAAGTGGGTTTTGAACGGAGATAAAAATAGTTTTTATCAGACTATTATTCATGCTTACAATGGCTCGCCAACCAACTCGGCGATAATTGACTCGTATAGTCAATTTATTTATGGTAAGGGTTTGACCTCAGACGAGAAAGCAAAAAAGCCGTCCGAGTGGGCTGCTGTTTTGTCGTTAGTTTCTAAAAAAGATTTGCGTAAAATTTGCAAGGATTTTGAAATGTTTGGAGAGGCGTCTATTGAGGTAAAATATATCAATAATAAAATACAACGCTGTTTTCATATTGCTAAGCAAAGGATCGCTCCAGAGGTTGCAAATGAAGAGGGAGACATTACAGGATATTATTATAGTTATGATTTTGCAAATGTAAACAAATATAAGCCGGAACGCTTTGACGCTTTTGGTTTTGGCGACGGTTTAGGGGAACGCTCTGAAATTTACATTTTTAGAGATTATCAGGTTGGGCAATTTTATTATTCCAATCCGAGTTACGTCTCAGGGATTTCTTGGGCGAAAATGGAGGAGGAAATAAGTAATTATTCAATTAATCACATTCAAAAAGGCTTGTCGTTCGGACATATTATAAATATGAATTGCGGAGTTCAAGAGAGCGCCGAGACAATTCAGGAAAATACTCGACAAATTCGTAATCACTTAACCGGATCACAAAACGCCGGAGCTTTCTTTTTAAATTGGAACGACAATAAAGACAGCGAGATTACAATTTCAGCCTTAGAAGTATCGGAGGCTCATCAACAATACGCTTATTTAAGCGCTGAGGCGAGACAACAACTTTGCACGTCTCACAAATTAACGTCTCCAATGTTAGTTGGAATAAAAGAGGCAAATGGTTTTAGCTCAAACGCTGAGGAAATAAAAGTCGGTTTTGCTGAGTTAATGATTAACGTAATCAAACCAAAACAAGAGATTATTTTAGACGGATTAATGGAAGTCTTTGCTGTTAACGGAATTACTTTGGATTTACAATTTGAAAGCCTAAGAGCTGAGGAAGTAATGGCTGAGGTTGCAACTGACTCAACTGGAGTTGAAGTTGCAAATGACGCTGCAATATCTTATAACGGAGCGCAAATAAGCTCAGCGATTGACATATTTGCAAAAGTAAAAGAGGGAATTTTGACAACTGAGCAAGCGATTGTCTTCTTAGTACAATTCCTTAATATTCCGGCTCAAGTTGCTCAATCATTATTTAGTAATCAACCAGCACCAATAACACAATTAGCAAGTCAACACGTTTGCTGTTCAAAAGACGACAACGGACTTTCAGAAGTTGCCGACGCATTGATTGAACTTGGCGAAATAATAAACGAAGACGAGTGGGTTGAAGTTGACGCAATACCAGTAACAAAAGACCTTGAAATAAACGAAATTACTTTGAATTTAGCTAGGTCATTTGCAAGTTTTCCAAACGTTACAAGCGAACAAGACACCGAATTATTTAAAATTCGCTACACTTACGAGGGAAGTTTGGGAGCTGAGAGAGATTTTTGTCAAAAAATGGTAAGCGCTGGACGTACTTATCGCAAAGAAGACATCACAATCGCCGGAACAAAAGTTGTTAATCCAGGCTTAGGAGCTGGAGGAGCTGACACTTACAGCGTTTGGCTATACAAAGGAGGCGTAAATTGTCAACATTTTTGGATGAGAAAAATATATTTACGTAGAAATAATGAGAGAATAAGCGTAAACGAGGCGAGAAAAATGATTTTAGACTTAGATCCGGAAGACCGACCTCGTGCAAGGTGGCAAGAGAATGAGATTGAGGTGGCACAAATTGCCTCAGAGAGTAACAATTTTTGGTCATTAACACCAAATTATAGACAATAATGGCGACAACTATATTACTAAAAGAAAACGAACTTACTAAAAACACCCTTTTGGGTGGCAATATCGATATTGATTTATACATTCCTTGCATCGCTGACGCTCAAAGAATAAGACTTGAGGAAATTTTAGGGGAAACTCTTTATAATAAGATTTGCTTAGACTTTGAGAACGACGATTTGGAAAATGAATACTTAACTCTATACGAGGGATATATAGTTCCGTTTCTAATTGCAGCGGCAGCCGTTGAATATCTACTTATCGGAGCTTACAAAGTAAATAATAATGGAATTTTTAAGGCTCAGCCTGACAATTCGGTTGCGGTTGACAAAACTGAGGTCGATTATTTAGTTAATAATATGAGATTAAAGTCTGAAATGTACCAAGACAGAATGTTACGTTGGTTAAATAAATTCCATTTGCCTGAGTACGTTAGTAATTCAAACAATATAGTTAATCCAATGCGCTCAAATTTAATTTGCGGTAAATGGTGGCTAGACAAACCATATTAATATGAGGAAGACGGACAAAAGAACAGAGGAAAATATAAAGAAATTAAAAAAATTTTTGACAAATGGCGCAAACATTAAACTTTACAACCAAAAGAGGGGATACATTCAGACGAGTAACGTTTCAAATAAACATTAACGAGTTACCTTTCGACTTAACTGACGGAGAGGTTAAGATGCAATTAAGAAAAGAGGCTGGAGGAGTTATTGCTTTAGAGCCAGCGTTGACTATTTTTGATGCTGAGAACGGGCAATTTGCAATTGACGAGCAAATCATTAATATTCCGGCTTGTAATTACAAATACGATATTCAAATCACAAACCAAGACGGAGAGGTTAACACTTGGATAAGTGGATTATTTACAATAACGGACGATATAACTCGATAATATGAGCGATAATATAGATATAATAGTACAAGACACTATCAATGATATTATTGTAAACTCATCGACAATCGTTGAGACAATCGACATAGTTGTCGAGGCATCCGTTGAGGAGATTACAATTATAAGCAATCCAAACGACTATATAATTAATATTAATAGAGTAATTGGTGAGCAAGTTCAAAGCGATTGGAACGAAACGCAACCAAACGATCCGAGTTATATTAAAAATAAGCCGACAATTCCAACTCAAATCACAAATACAAGCGAATTAATTAACGACGGAGCGGACGGAGTGCATCCGTTTATTACGGCTCAAGACATTCCAGCCGGTCAAGTTAATTCGGATTGGAACGCTACAAGTGGAGTCGCTGAAATTTTAAACAAACCGACAATCCCGGCTGAGCAAGTCAATTCAGATTGGAACGCTACAAGTGGGAAAGCTCAAATATTAAATAAACCAACCATTCCGTCAATTAGTGGATTGGCTACAATTACATACGTTGACACTCAAGACGCTTTGAAAGTTGACAAAGTAACCGGAAAGGGTTTAAGTACAAACGATTTCACGAATACTTTAAAAACAAAACTTGACGGAATACAAGACGGCGCAGAGGTTAACGTCAACGCTG